CTCTTGCGTGGGCTGGCCTGCTTCGGTGCGGTGCAGCAGGCGGCGCTGGCCGGTGGCGGGGTCGAGCTCGTAGCTGCCGCCGTGGCCTTCGTTCGGGTCGGGTTGGGTGGTGGTGTTCATGGGGTGATTCCCTCCTGGTGGAAGACGATGTAGGGGCAGCTGTGGACGTGGAGCTGCAGCTCGTCGTCGTAGCCGGTGGTTTCGCCCTCTCCGACGGTGATGTCGTAGACGAGCACGCCGTCGATCAGGGCGCCAGCGATGGCCCAGCCGTAGCGGTTGAGCGCGGCGCGCACCTGGCGGCCCAGCTCCAGCGCGCCGTCAGCCGTGTCTGCGATGCAGGTGACGAGGACGGTGGCGTAGCACAGGCCGCTGGCGCTGTGCACACCCTGGGGGTAGCGCGCACCCACGCGGCTGTAGACGATGAAGGGGCGCACCACCAGCTGCTCGGCCACGCTGGGGTAGATGCGGCTGGCAGAGCCGGAGCCCACCAGGGCGGTGACGCCCGCGTAGCTGCCCAGCCGGTACTTGATTACGCGCTCGGCTTCCATGGGCCCATGACCTCGCGGTTGAGTTTGTCGGTCAGCTCCCGGGCGCGGGAGAAGATGGTGTCCAGCGCACGGGGGATGGCGGCCTTGGCGCGGCCCATGAAGTCGTTGGCTTTGGCGCCGGGGTGTTGCACGCTCTTGCGGGTGGTGATGTTTGCGCCCAGCGGGCCCAGGCGCAGGGCGTGGGCTTTCTTGACGCTGATCTTGTGCGGTTTGGTGCCGCCCAGCACCATGTGGGCGTAGAAGACGCCCTGCTTGAGGTTGCCCACGCGCACGCCGGCCGTGGCGCGGCCGTTTTTGGTGCTGCTCTTGACGCGGATGCTCTTGGCCAGCTTGCCGCTGCGGGTGGGCACTTCGCCCTTGGCGGTGTCGCGCACGACGCGCGCGCCAGCGGCCAGCGCGGCGCGCACGACCTTGGCTTCCACCTTGGCGGGGTAGGCCAGCAGTTCGGCCTGCACTTCCTGCGCGCCCTTGACGTATTGGTACTGGCTCATGACTGCCCCACTGCCTCACCCACCAGCTCGAGCGCTTCGTGGCGGCCGATTTCGGCGATGTGCTTGATGTCGTAGGTTTCGCTGTCGTACAGGACGCGCAGCTGCGTGTCTTTGCGGGCGGCGGCCAGGTAGCGGATGCGGAAGCGCGTGAGCTTGCTGGCCACGCGCTGCTCGGCCGTTGCGTTGAAGTACTCGCGCCCGCTCAGCGGGATGACCTTGGCCCACACGGCGGCCAGGGTGGCCCAGCTTTCGGTGACGCCGCCCAGGGGCGTGCGCGACTCGGTCTTCTGCTGGATGGTGATCTTGCGGTCGAGTTCGCCAGAGCGCATCACAGGCTCCAGACTTTGTAGGGGTCGAGCAGGCGGTCGACAAACGGGATCTCGGCCACGCTGACGCCGACAGCGATCTGCTCGCGGTGTTCGTACAGGGTGGCCAGGCGCAGCTTGATCCAGGCCTGGATGGTTGCGGGCACGGTGGCCTTGTCGGCCACGGGCACACCGGAGATGTAGCGCACCTGCACGGCGCCGGGGCGGTCGTAGGTGTCGGGCCAGCTTTGGTTGGCATCGAGCACCACGCGGGCGGGCTCGCTGGCGGTGTCCACCACGTAGAGGGCACTGCTGAGGGTCTGCAGGACGTTGTCTTCGTCGTAGTACTTGACGTGGGTGACGGACTGCAGCGGGGGGTTGTGCAGGCGTATGCACCGGCTCTGCGGGAACTCGTCGAGCTGCAGCTCCCAGATGGTGTGCACCAGGCTGCGGTTCATGCGGGCCTCGGCATCGAGCCGGGCGGCGGTGATCAGGGCGGTGATGAGGGTGTCATCGTCCGTATGGTCCACACGCAGATGGGCCTTGGCCTCGGCCAGGGTGACGCACTCGCTGGCGGCGGGCGTGTCGGTGATCTTGATGGTGGGCATGGCGGCGGGTCCGGTTGCTTGTGAAAACGCCCTCCGGCCGCAGGGGACGGAGGGCGTTTAGGCCAGCAGGCGGGTGGCTTAGACCGGCGGGTTGGCCGTGGGCGAGATCTGCGGGTTGCCCAGTACGGCGACGGCGGACATCAGGGCCGCCGATGCGTTGGCCACCGGGGTGATGGTCAGGCGCGTGTAGCGCTTGCTGCCGATGTAGCCGAGCTTGCGGCACTTGTCGTCATCCGAGAAGACGAACGCAGCCAGCGCCTCGGTACCCAGCAGGTCGGCGTCGGCCACGGCAGTGGCGCCGGACATGCCGGAGTCGTCGGACTCTTCCAGCAGGACGGTGAAGGTGGCGTCAGCGTCAGCGATGGAGCCGGTGGCGATCAGGTAGGTCAGCGACTCGAAGCCTTTCTTGTCGATGATCTGGCCCACCTGGGCCGTGGTGTCCGCCACGCTGACGGGGGAGATGACGCGCTTGACGTCGATCTTGTTCATGAGGTCTTTCATTTCGGTTTCCTCGAAAAATTGGGGATTGAAGGGACGGCAGGCGCCGCCGGTTTGAAGGGCGGCGCCGGGTGGCCTGAATCAGGCGTCAGGTAGAAGATCAGGAGGTGCCGAACTTCATCAGCTTGATGGCTTCGAAGTTCTGCACACCACCACCGAAGCGGCGGCGGAAGTTGAACTTGGTCTTGCCCTTGGCGGTGATGTTGTCGCGAATCAGCACAGTGCCGCTGCGGTTGACCACCACGTAGCCCTGACGGAAATCACCGTAGGCGATGGACAGGCTGTTGGCAGCGATGGCCGGCATGTTGTCGTCGATCTCCACCGGGCTGCCCAGCAGACGGCCACCGAAGCCGCTCAGCGGGTCCGGCTGCCAGAGGTAGTAGGCACCGGAGCCGTCCTTCATCTGGCGAACCTGGGCGAGCACCGAGTCGGACATCACGAAGGCGGCGCCGGGGCGGTACTGGGCCTTCAGGCTGTGCTGCAGATCGATGATCTTGTCGCCCTTGTTGCTGGCGGCAAAGTCGCCCGAGACGCCGGTGGCGATGTAGCCCAGCTTGCCCCAGGCGTAGCTGGCGTTGGCCACGGTGTCGTAGGCCGTGATGCCGCGCGCACTGCCCACGCCGCTGCCGGCGGCGAACTCCGAGCCGGCCAGCTCGGAGAAAGCGATGGCGGCTTCGTTGGCCAGGTCCATCTCCACGTCGATGATGGCGTCTTCCAGCGTGGAGTTGAACACCCAGGGCTCGGCCTCGGCTTCGTGGGCCGTGAACTCCAGCTCGGCGAACTTCGGGTTGGTGGTTTCGCCACCCGTGGCGCCGGGGCCGACGCGGCGGGCCGTCATGCCAGTGGTCTTGGCGGCCTTCTTGTAGGTGTCGGAACCGATGTTCTTGACGGTGGCCAGCCGGCCGATGGCCGAGACGACGCCGACGACGCGGATGATCTCGCTGTCCATCTCGGGCAGGACCAGCACAGCGCCGTCGGGGATGGAGCCGCTGTTGTAGGCCTTGCGGGCCAGGCCGGCCAGCTCGGCTTCGCTGCCGCCCTTGCGCAGGAAGTTGCTGAAGGCCTGCTTGTAGGCGATCTGCTCGTCCGTCAGCTCGTTGCCCTTGGCATCCTTGATGGCCGGGCGGTTGGACTTCTTGGCGATCTCGACCAGGTCGGTACCGAGCTTGGTCAGCTCGCCGTTGAGCTTGTCGACGGTGGCCTGCAGATCCGCGACAGCCTTGCCCTCGGCCTTGGCCTTGAGCAGTTCGTCATTCTTGCGGGTGAACTCGCCCCAGGCCTCGGCCTGTTTGTCCAGCGCGGACTTGAGTTCTTTCATGTCGATCTCGCCGCTCATGGCCATGGGCAGCATGCCCATGCCGGCCAGGACGTCCGGCGGCACGACGGGATGGCCCAGCAGGGCAGCGACGGCCAGCACGGCCAGGACCGCCAGGAAGGCGATCGAGAGGTTCTTTCGGGTGAATTCCATGATTCAGTTCCTTTTCAGGTGGTGGAGATGAGTTGGGTGTTGCGCTTGATGGCGGCAACGATGTCGTTCAGCTCTTCACTGCCAGCGTCCTGCATGGCCTTGAGGTGCCGGAAGCCGTGGCTCATGACGATGCGGGCTTCCTTTCGTGACAGCCCAGCGTCCTGCATGAGCTGTTCGAATTCGCGTTCGCTGAAGTCGCTGGCCGACTTCACGCTGGAGATACGGGCTTTGCCGTTGGCCGGGAAGGTGACGAGGCTGATCTCGACCAGCTCCACCTCGTGCAGCTTGCGCCGCGGCTCTTCAGGCTTGGTGCCCATGGTGAACTTGCGGGGGATGTAGCCGATGGACAGGCCGGTGATGGCCGGGCGCGGCTTCATCTTCATGAGGGTGTAGGCCTCGGTGCCGCGCTGGATGGGGGCCAGCACGCCTTCGCTGGCCAGGCCCTTCTGGTCCTCTTCCAGCACGTCCCACACGCCCACCGGCATCAGGTCCTGGGCGCTCATGCCCCAGCCGCCGTGCTGCAGCAGCATGGCGGGATAGGTGCCGGTCTTGCGGGCTTCCTTCAAGGTCTTGCTGAAGGCGCCCTCCTCGATCACGTCGCCGTAGCTGTCAACGTTGCCGAAGACGGCGCCGTAGCCCTTGAAGCGCATCTCGCCCTCGGGTGCGCCGTCTTTCTGCTCGGTCACCAGGTCGATGAGGTTGACGCGCTTGTGTTCGATTTTGTCCATGGTCAGGCTCCAGAATTTCCAGCACCGGCTGGGGCGCCGGTCGGGTCGGTGGTCATGTTGGTGGGGGTGAGGGGCTCGTCGAGGCCTTCGATCGGGTTCAGATCCAGCTTGGCGCGCGCCTCGTTGCGCTCCATGATTCCGCCCATGGTCATGCGGTGCAGGTATTCGCCGGTGTCTTTCAGTGCGCCGCGCAGCAGGCCGGCTTCCACCAGCTTGGTGTAGTGACCTTGCTGGCGCTCTTCCCGGGTGAGCAGGTTCACATCGGCAGACTGCTGGATGCGCTCGTACCAGGGCATGAGGGTGTGAACCACGTGCGCCAGAAACATCTGCTCGGCCGAGGCGAAGGTCTGCGTCTTGTCACTGAAGCCGATCATCAGCGGCAGCACGCGGAAGTAGCGGCAGATCTCTTCGATCTGGTGGCGGCGCGTCTCCAGGTGCTGCGCGTCAACTCCGTTCATCACGTTGCTGACGAACTTGGCGCTACGGTCAAGCACCATGACGCCGCCCACATTGGCTGCGCCGGCGTGCTCTTTCTCTATCCAGCTCTTCAGGTCGGCATACTGCTTCTCGTTCAGTTGACCTTCGACGGTGTAGAGGCCGGACGGGCGCACGCCGCGCTCATGCAGCCGGGCCTGGGACTCTTCTGCGGCGATCGCCAGGCCAATGGCCTCACGCGCCAGGTTGAGCACGTCCATGCCGAGCACGCTGTTGAGACTGGGGCCGCGTACATGCCAGATGGCCTCTTGCGGAAACTCCCGCACCTCGCCCGACTTGCCGCGCACCTTGTAGGTGATGCTCCAGTCATCGTTCTGCACGGCCTGGACGCGGCCAGACTCCAGAGGCAGCAGCTCGGCGATCTGGCGCCGGCCGCGAGACTCGACCACGTTCTTGAATGCATACCCGTTGCCCAGGGCTGCATGGATCGTCATGGTCTCCCGGAACTCGAAGCTGGTCTGCCAGTCGTTCGGGCGGCGGTGCAGCAGGTCGTACAGCGGGTGCGACGATGCTGTCAGGATCTCGGGATGGCGCGAGACCTTGGACGGCACGGTCTGCAGCAGCTTGAAAGGCACCTGGGCCACGCCTTCGCTGATGACTCGCAGACAGCCGAGCACGGCCGAAACGCGCGTGGCGGTGTCCACGTTGACGGTGGCGCCGGATTTCGAGCGCCGGCCGTTGTTCAGGATCGCCGAGAGGATGGCTGGGTAGCCGTCCGCGCCTGAGCTGCTTTTGCGCTCGGCCACGGCGCGCGTGAGGGCACCCATCAGTCGCCTCCCTTGGCCAGCATCCAGCCGGCGACCAGGAGAAATACCCCAGAAACAATCCACCCGCCCGGCGCATAGACGAGGCCGACGCCATAAGACACCGCGGCGGCCCCGCCTACCATCAGTGCGTCCGGTATCTGGGCCGCCACGGCCTGGCGGACACTGGCGAGATGGTCGGTGAGCTTCATTTCGTTTCCCAAAAGGATTTCTCTTGCGTCCCGTCTACCGCCAGCGCCCGGTTCATGGCGATGATCGTGGCAACGGCGGCGTCGATCTTGTTACTGGCCCTCGCCTTGCGGGGGAAGATGTTCTCGTTCCGGTCTTCTTTGACTTCCACGTTGCTCAGCATCCACACGTAGCAGGGATTCCCGTCGTGATGGAAGCGGCCGTCGTCGTTCAGCGCCTGAATCTCCTTCATCGGGTCACTGAGAAAGCGCACCTGCTGCGGTATGTCCACCACAGTCAAGCCCTCCTCTTCCAGGTTGGCGCCCATCTGGTGGCCGCCCCATGGGTCCTTGGCCACCTCCCGCGCGCCGACTTGCCCGGCTATGGCGATCACGTCTTCCTCGATCTGCGACAGAGAAATCATGTTCCCCGGAGTGGCCGTCAGGTGACCCGCGTGCACCCATGCCTGGTAGTGAGCGTTTTCTGGCTTCTCCAGAGCGGCCTCTGGCACGTAGTTGCGCGAGAAGGCGGTGTAGTGCCGCGTTTCTCCCTGCCCCTTCCAGCACAGTGCCACGACGCTGGCGATGTCTTGCTTGCTCGCCAAATCCAGGCCGATGACGCAGCCGTCCCAATCACCACCCTCTAGCGTCAGCGCAGAGTCGCCGGCCTTCTGCAGGTTGTGCAAGTTGAGCCATGGCGACGCGGCGGCCACCCAGATGTTTAGGTGCTTTGTCTTGAAAACGTTCTGTTTACGAGGGTCGGCGATCGCGTCGCGCTGCTGCAGCTGCAGGAATTCAGCATCGACAGAAATTCCGAAGTTCGGGTTGGCCTTGATCAGCGCGTCCAGGCTCGTCCAGTCGTCATCCTCGTCAATGGTGAAGATGATGCCGAACCGTTGGTCGTTCTCGACCACACCCTCCAGGATCTTTTGCAGCTCCACCTGGTGCAGGTAGCACGGACCGGAAATATCAGACCCGGCGGTGGTGATCACCAGGATCAGCGGCTGCGACCGCGCCCCCATGCCCGTCTGCATGGTGTCGAACAGCTCGGCCGTCTTGTGTTCGTGGTACTCATCCACGATCGCGCAGCTGGGCGAGGCGCCATCACCAGGCTTGCCGATCACGGGCTCGAACTTCGAGTTGTTCTCCGCGATCGACAGATTCGACACGTTGACCGTCACGCCGTAGACCTGGCAGAAGCGCGGCGTGGCCTTGGCCATCAACAGCGCCGGCCTGAACACCTCCATGGCCTGGTCTTGCGACGTGGCGCCGCTGTATACCTCGGCACCAAACTCGCCGTCCGCCGCCAGCATGTAGTTGCCGATCACGGCCGCCAGCGTGCTCTTGGCATTCTTGCGCGGGACGATCACGTCAGCCACGCGGAAGCGCCGTTTGCCGGTGTCCTTATGCACCCAGCCGAAAATGCTGGCCAGGATGAACACCTGCCAGGGCTCCAGCTTGATGAGCTGACCACGGGCCGCCCAGTCGCCTTTGATGTGGGGCATCAGCCCGGCGAACTTGCAGACACGTTCCGCGGGGCGGTAGATCTTGCCCTTGCTGTCCGTTAGCTCAGGATTCCAGACGTAGGGCATCGCGCCGTTGCGCGACCGCTCCAGGTCTTTCAGGTGCCGCTGGCACGCCAGCCGGTGCCACTTGCAGGCGACGATCTTGCCGGCGACGACATCATGGGCATATTGGGTGGCGATGTCGGCGAATCGCGTGGCATCATTCAGAGGGCTTTCCATTCGTCCGCCGTGCCCTCTTCAAACAGCTGGCTTTGCCTGTTGTCACTCGTTGTGACGCGCGAACGGGACGACGGCGAAAGCCCGAACAGGTCTAGATATCGCTTGACCTCAGACGCTGCGTGCCGCCCGACCACCCAGTGGTGGGAATAGGTAAAGTTTCCGTTGGTCGTCTTGACCATCAGGCCGTCCCCGCCGGTGTATTCGCGTCCTTCGCTCTCTGCTTTGGCTCGCTCTTCTTCGGCGATCCCCATCGCGCGCGACAGCTGCTTCTCGGCCCAAACCATCTTGGCCCAGGCCTGGCAGTACAGCACCAGGGCGGCGCGGTCCAGCTTCGAGATAAGACCGTAGCGCTCTAGCTCGACCGAGATCCGCTTCCACTCCTTCTTCGCCTCGGGCCAGATCCATGAAGGCGAGCCCGGAATCTCCACTTCAGGGCGCAACTCGTCGAACAGCGACCCGAGCGGCTTCTTGCTCGGGTTCCCCCGCAGCTGATGCACGTTCGACGGCAGCGGTTTCGGACCAGGTTTCACGATGGGCTCACAGAATTGAAGTGCAGACGCATGCACAAATGCCACCACCCCCAAGG